CGGCAAAGACATCAGCGACCAGCACACGCACAGCGGCGTGCAAACTGGAAGCAGCAACTCTGGCAAGGTGAACTGATGCGATACAGACGCGAAGATGATAATGGCGATTACACCTTCGGGCAGGGTGATGATACCTGGCTGATTAACTCACCTGAAACTGTGGCGCAGGCAGTTAAAACACGATTCCTGCTCTGGTACGGTCAGTGGTTCCTCAATACTACTGAGGGCACGCCGTGGATTCAGTCGGTGCTCGGCAAGCAGAAACCGGAAACCTATAATCTCGCTATACGTCAGCGCATTCTTAATACGCAAGGCGTTAACTCCATCATGTCATTCGATACCAGCCTCAACACTTCATCACGCCGGGTAGTATTTACGGCAAAAATCGACACCATTTACGGAATGACGACTGTCACAAGCGAGGCATAATGGCTCTTGATCTTGACACGCTGGGGCTCTCCGCTACGGTGACCGCCTCAGGGATTAGTGCGCCTGATTACCAGACGATACTCACATCCATCACCAGTTATTTTCAGCAGATATACGGCACGGATGCCTACCTCGACCCGGACAGTAAAGATGGTCAGATGGTGGCGCTGGTGGCGCTGGCCGTTCACGACGCCAACAACACTGCAATTCAGGTGTACAACTCATTCTCACCATCAACCGCCATTGCTGATGGCCTGACGCGCAATGTGAAGATAAACGGCATCATGCGCAAGGGGGCGACCAATTCAACGGTTGACGTGACACTGACCGGTACCGCGGGAACCACGATCACCAATGGTTCAGTTAAAGATGCCAACGGCATTATCTGGAACCTGCCAGCAAGTGTCACGATTGAGGCTGGTGGATCGGTAATTGCTACAGCTACCTGTGCCAGTACAGGTGCGGTGGCGGCGGTAATCGGATCAGTAAACCAAATCAATACGCCGACGCGCGGATGGACATCAGTCACTAACGCAAATGCGGCATCTGTCGGCACTGCAGTGGAAAGCGATTCTGCTTTGCGTATCCGGCAGGGGCAAAGCGTAGCTCTGCCATCTCTGACGCCATTTGATGCGGTTGACGGCGCGCTGGCTAACGTAGACGGCGTGACGCGGCATAAGCTTTATGAAAATGATACAGGCTCTGTTGATGCCAATGGCCTGCCGGCGCACTCGCTATCTGCAATTGTGGATGGCGGTGACGCAACGGTCATTGCGCAGACAATCCGTGGTAAGAAGGGGCAGGGGGTAGCCACTTACGGCACGACGTCAGTGACTGTACCGGATAAATACGATAATCCACACGTCATCAGCTTTTATCGTTCAACGGACGTTCCGATCTATGTTGCCTTATCGTTGAAAGTGTTTACCGGGTACACCACACAGATTGGCGAGCAGATTAAGAAGGCGATAGCCGACTACATCAACAGCCTTCTGATTGGTGATGATGTGCTTCTGAGTCGCGTTTACTCGCCGGCTAACCTTGGCGTAGTCAGTGGCGGTAATGCCCGTTATTACGACATTACCTCGCTGCTCATTGGTAAAAGCGCCGGAGCGGTATCGGCGGCCAATGTCATCATTGCCTTCAACGAGTCCGCGTCATGCAGTACGGCTAACATCGCTCTCACGGTGACATCATGAGTAAGTACACCGACCTGATTACGAATTACCACGCAGGCAAACCGAAATTTGTCGCGCATGTTGACCTCTCCACCCGCCCGATCACCGATGCTTCAGCATTCCTGCTAAGCCTGATTTCCGCATTCGATATCGACAGTGCGGTGGGCGTGCAGCTGGACGTGCTGGGCGAATGGATTGGCCGCACGCGAATCGTCAGCCAGCCTATCGCTGGCGTCTATTTCTCATTCGATACCGATGGTCTTGGGTGGGATCAGGGTGTGTGGCAAGGGCCATATGATCCGGACGCGGGATACACCAGCCTGAGTGATGACACGTACCGCATCGTCCTGAAAGCAAAGATAGCGATCAATAGCTGGAACGGTCAAAACGATACGCTGCCGCCGATTCTGGAAGCAGCTCTGGAAGGCTCTGGCCTGAAAATGCAGATCGTAGACAACCAGGACATGACCATCTCGGTATGGGTATTCCCTGAGAACGATATTTCAGATGTATCTCTCGAACTCATAGCTGCAATAAAGCAAGGGTATCTGACTGTCAAAGCAGCCGGAGTATGGGCTGGCGATATACAAACACCCTCAATTGAAACCCCATCAGTCGGAAAGAAATTTTTTGGCTTCGACATGGATAATGAATACATTGCCGGATTTGATGACGGCGCATGGGAGAAAGCTCTTTAATGGCAACTAACAACTTCAAACCATTCGCAACCGGTACTGGTGCGAACGTAACGTCACAGGCTGACTACGAAGCGCTCAGTGCTTTGATTGCAGGATTCCAGGCTGGTAAGGCGTCATCAGCCCAAATTAATAAAGCTTTGCGGCAGAGCAGTTCAATGTCAGCCATGTTGGGTCAGTTTATTGGGGCTGCTGGATTGGATGCGCTGGATAATGGAAATATAGCGACATTGCTAAGTAGCTTTACAGCCGCATTAACCACAAATCTTTCTCTCGGTACCGCATCGAAAAGGAATGTTGGCACTGGCGCAAACCAGATCCCAGATATGTCGTTATTTACCTCACTGCAATCCTCTACGGGTTATCAAAAGCTGCCAAGTGGGTTAATAATTCAATGGGACAGCAATATAGCTGCAGTGCAGGGCTCAACAGGAGCTACCGGAAATCTGTATAACTTCCCAATACCTTTTCCTAATATATGCGCACAAATCCTTACATCATATGATAATGGCAGCGTAACAATTGTTGCGGGCGCCGCTTCTGCATCATCACCATCTCAGTATAGACTTCGCTGTTCAGCAACTTCTGGTTCGTATAATTTCCGAATTTTAGCTGTGGGGTATTAATAATGGATTTAACTTTAAAAGAAAATTATGTAGAAACATATTTGTATTGCGCTGATAATAATGCTTTTTATCCATTTAGCTTGAAAGGTGATTATGAAAATGCTGGTAGTTGGCCTTCATCTGGTATAGAAGTAAGTGAAGATATATATTTAGCTTTCACAAATAAATATAATGAAGGTAAGGTGCTAGGTTCAAACGAACAAGGAATGCCAGTATGGAAGGATGCTCCTCCTTTGAGTCAGGAGGAAGCAATAGAATGCGCGGAAGCAGATAGGCAGTCCAGAATTTTAGCGGCTAATGATTTTATAAACATGAGGCAATGGCTCGGCAAAGCCGCACTAGGGAGATTAAATGATCTAGATAAAGAACAGTACAACAGATGGCTTGATTATCTTGATTTGCTTGTTGCATTAGATGTAAGTACGGCACCTGTAGTTAATTGGCCAGAACAGCCAAATTAAATAAGAGCCTAATTGGTTTATTGTGTCGTCCGATTAGGCTAATCTAAATTTATCCAGCTATCGCCTGTGCCTCTTTATTAGGGGTGTACATATATTTTCTTTCAACAAAAACATAATTGGCAAGGCTTAGAAGGCAGAGTGTTACTGCAGCCATAAAAAAACACGCATAATAACCCATGTTGATAGTGAAATAAAAAACAACGTTCATTGTTAGAGCGTGCATTATATAAATGCTATAGCTGCACTTACCAGCCCAATGCAAAGCTTTCAATTTCAAAATACCGAAAAAAGGATTCCCCGATATAACGGCAAGTAAAATAACACCTAAGGCAGTCATTACAATGAAATTGTAGGCGTCGTAGGTAAAGCTGAATGTAAGTGAATAAATGAAAACCAGACAAAGAGCTACTGCCGGGCTGGCGATCCACTTTGAATAGTGAATGCTATAATATCTGTTCAGTATAGCGATTGTTAATCCAGTCAAAAAGCATAATAAAACAGTTGCACCTTTCTTGTTTAAGTATTCATTGCTGCTGAAATAGTGCATTTTGAAAAGATAGGTAACGGTAAATGCCGCTATTAAAAGGAAAAGTATAGCAGACCGTTTTCCCGAAATAATTGACGCAAGGAGTGGGAGTAATATATAGAACTTCCACTCCACCACAAGAGTCCAAAACACCCCAGCCGTAAGCGACCAGCCTGGTATACTTGAAGAGACTCTAGGGAGTTCTACAAAACCAAACGAAAACCATGCCATAAAAAGATTAATAAGGCTAGAGTTGACCGAGTCATCTCTTAGCATATAGCAAGCAAATATATATAACAGGAAGCAAGAACACATCGCAGGCAATAGCCTCATTACTCTAGACCTGAAAAAATAGACAACATTTAAAGGTCTGTCTGAATATATTAATTTAGTAAAGAAAAGAAACCCCGTAATCATAAAAAACATCATGACGGATGCTTGCCCGAAGTGGAAATAAAATTTCTTTATAAGTTCGGACTTGTAATTGAATACTCCAAAGAAGTCAAATTTACCATATGCGTGCTGATTAAAAACCATAATAGAATGATGTATAAATACAAGAAGTGCCGCAATGCCTCTAACGGGATCAAGATATGAATATTTTCCCGGGCTATCTCCTGCCATTGCTCTATCAAATGCAGGTATTTTAGTGAAAAAAATAAAAACAAGTAATGGAATAGCAAGTGAATATAATACGACTGATATGGTTAGTGAATAAACTGTCATAGTTTTACCGTAATAAAAATTTGCACGCAGCATTGAATTAAAAAAAGTCAATCAACGTGAGTTGCAATCTTTGCGCTGATCACTTTTTATCCAATCCAAGTGATGGCCGCCTTTTCAAGAAACCGTAGCCTTATGGTTAAATTCTATCAGAAAGACTTGGTGTTCTGTTAGAAATCGATCATTTTCTGTGAAGAAATAGTATTAGTAACAGCATAATTTGCAGCCAAAAAAATTAAACAGGAAAAGCCCCGGCGACGGGGCAATCCTGTACCGCGCCGATCTTAGCAGCATGCCGGGTGGGTGCTTAAGCGGCGACCATACGCGCCTGCTGCAGCAAATAAATATTCATGCCTGCCAGCAGCTTTGGAAAATACACGTCTGACACATCTTGATCAGATCCACCGATTGATACTACTGTATCTATATACAGTTATTATCAGAGGAGGATTTGACCATGCCACGCGAGTACCAGATCA